AACATATACAGGTAGTGGAAATACTGGCAAACCTGTAATTACTGAGGGTGGTCTTAAATGGCAGCCTTTCGGATTCACCATGCGAGACGCTGAGTTTTTAGGTGGGAAAACATCGGCTAAATTAGATGTGTGTGAGACATTAAAAGTGCCTCCGCAATTATTAGGCATTGAGGGCAGTCAGACTTACGCAAACTATGAGCAAGCACGGGCTGCTTTTTACGAAGATGCAGCAATACCACTATTTAATAATTTGTTAGCTAGTTTAAATCGTTGGCTCGGTTGGCGTGTTGGTTTAAAGCCTACTGATATTCTTTGCGTTGATGTTGACGCTGTTGCGGCGTTAGAGCCAAGACGTGCAGAACGCAATAAAACACTTGATACAATGCAATCAATTAGCACCAATGAAAAACGCCAAGCTATGGGTTATGAACCTGTTGATGGTGGCGATGTACTGCTGGTTAATAGCGGATTGATACCTTTAGAAATGGCAGGGGCAGACGTACCAACGATGCCGATATTATGACAAGAAACCAGAAGCTAAAATATGCAAGGGCTGTTTTGCTGATGCAAGACCGAATTGCATTAAAGTATCAAAAAGATATTAAGCGAGAATTGAAGCTTACAGCATCACAGCTTGCTGAGTCTTATCGCATTAATCAATCGACTGTCGAATATCCACAAATACAAAACGAACACCAAAAACGCATCAATGAAATATTGCTTGAGTTGGCCAAAGAGACATCCGACAAATTTAAGGTTTTTACACTAAATGCTAAAAAGGATATGTTTAGCAATTATGTCGAGAATGGTATTTATAGTATGTTGGCGACTAACGTATTAACAACCGCATCGACGGTTAGTGCAAACACTATAGCCATTGCCAGTGTTGTCATTATGCAATCAATGCGCGAATCAGTTAATAAACCTAAAAACTCTCAACCTGATGTTATTGCTAAAAACATATCAAAAAGAGTAGGTGGCCAGTATTCAGTTAGCCGAGCTATGACAATTGCAAGAACGGAAACTCACAAGGCAGCCAATACCGCACAGTATCACCGTGCGAGTGTAGCGGCTCAGGAATCGGAACTAGAAGTTGTTGTGGAGTGGATTAGCACAAACGACGGCAGAGTTAGAGACGATCACAAACACGCGGACGGGCAAACAAGGCCAATTGGTCAACCGTTTAATGTTGGTGGCGAGTTGTTAATGTATCCGAGTGATCCGAAAGGTAGCGCGGCTAATGTTATTAATTGCCGATGTGTACTAGGTTATGATACTAAATAGAGGTGTATTATGGAAATAGAAACAGAGATGAGTATATATTTTGGAAACGATAGAGTGCATCCTGTCGAATATAAGCACCCTGTTGAGATGTTGGTTGTAAGTATGGATATTTATGAATTTGTCAGCAAGATGCTACAAAAAGGGGCTGTAGAGACTCACTTTGTAAACTGCACTGTTTTTACAATATCGAACCATATCAGTGGTGGAGTGATAGGTGTCAAATATAACGATGGGCGATTATTTGGTAATAAGCATTTTTGGAAGTTAGAATAAAAAACCCATGCGCTAACATGGGTTTAATGGTCGAGGCTAACAGAGGAAACACCGCAACCAAAGCTAATATAACATAGTTTTGAGGGCGATGCGATGCGTTTACATTACACAAAAGCAATGGCTTTGGTTGATGACAATTTTAATGCAGAAAGTGATGGTTTGTTTAAAGGATATGCGGCGGCAACTGGGAATGTTGATTTAGGTGGCGATATTATTTTAAAAGGTGCGTTTAATGAATGGCTACAAACATCAGACGCTAGCCGCGTGCGCGTACTTTGGCAACATGACTGGGACAAACCAATTGGCAAAACTTTATCCATGTATGAAGATGATAAAGGTTTGGCTGTTGAGGGTGAATTATTATTAGATATTCAAAAAGCACAAGAGGCGCGTACATTAGTTAAAAATAACGCGATTGACGGATTGAGTATTGGTTATATGATTGATGATTTTGCATATGAAAATAATGTGCGTATCATCAAAAAGTTATCTGTTTTTGAGTTTAGTTTTGTGACATTTGCAATGAATCCTAATGCTATTGTAAATGACATGAAAAGTGCTAAACTAGATACCGTTAGAGATTGTGAGCATTACCTGCGCGATGTTTGTAAGTTGTCACGCTCTGAAGCAAAAACGCTAATTAGTCGAATTAAGCAAAGTCGAGATGATGAGCCTAATTATGATGAAATAGCTGCTTCATTGTTAAAACTTAATCAAACATTACGAGGTTAATACCATGACTGATTTCACAGAAGTCAAAAAGCTAATGGACGAAACAGGTAGTGCTGTTTCTCAATTACGCCAAAGCCAAGAACAAGCCATTGCTGAATTTAAAAAGCATGGCGAAACATTAGGCGAAACCAAAACCAAGCAAGATTTAATCGAAAAAGATATTGCTGGTATCATTCAATCTTTGCAAGAAATCAAAAAAGCGCAGTCTGTAAGTAATTCACAACCAAAAGATGGTTTAAGTGATGAGCAACGTGAAGCTAAAAGCGCGTTATTTAAACATATGCGCGGTGGTCGTTTATCAGATTCTGAGCAAAAAGCATTATCAACTATCACTAATCCTGATGGCGGTTATTTAACATCCCCCGATATGACTGGTCGAATTATTCAGCGTATTCATGATAATTCACCTGTTCGCCGTTTTGCTAATGTAAAAACCACAGGCAAAGACACTGTTAACGGCTTAATTGATAATGGCCGCAATAGTTATTCTTGGGGTTTTCAGGGCAACACACCAAGCGCCACAAACACAAAAGAGTTTGGTCAGTACGAAATTAAAGTAAAAAAACTTTATGCGTACCCAACAGCAACAACTGAAATGCTTGAAGATGCAGATTACGACATCGAAGGCATGGTTATTGCTGATGCTGCACAGGGTTTTGCTGAGGGTGAGGCATATGGATTTTTGTTAGGTAATGGTGTTTTACAACCACGCGGCCTAATGACTGTTGCGACTGCTTATACAGGCGATAATACACGCGCATGGGGTACAGTACAAAAGTTCAAAACAGGTGCAAACGGTGATTTTGCTGCAACCCCTAACGGTGGAAAAGTATTTATTGACGCTGCTATGTCTTTACGCGGTGCATATCGTGCAGGTGCTATTTTTGGCATGAATCGCTTTACATTTGCAGCAGCGATGAAACTTCAAGACAGTGATGGTAATTTTATTTGGCAGCCAACTTGGAACTTAACAGATTCTCCGTTTGGTATGATTCTTGGTATTCCTGTTGTGCCTGATTTTGATCATATGGCTGATATTGCAAATGATAGCTTGTCTATTTTTGTCGGTAACTTAAATCAAGCCTATCAAATTGCTGACCGTCGCGGCGTTAATGTTATTCGTGACAATATTACTAATCCTGATGTTGTTAAGTGGTATTTCACAAAACGTACAGGTGGCGATGTTGTTAACTCCGAAGCCGTACGTTTCATCGAATTTAAAGCTTAATAAAGGGGCTGAAAATGAGTACAAATAAAGATTTACACAATCAAATTAGTGCAGGTGTGGCGATTGCATTAACTGCCGTCGCTGAGGGTGTAGACGTTGCAGGTGTGGCGATTGATCGTCAGGGCAGCGACGGCTTAGAAATTATTTTCCAAGTCGGGGCTTATACTGCCGGCAGTGTTACGCCACTGATTGAAGAATCAGACGACAACGTTACTTATACCGCTGTTGCCGATGCTGATTTAACAAACACCGAAGCAAGTGCAGCTTTGACCGCCGCTGGTGTTTCTAGCATTGGTTATGTTGGTTTTAAACGCTATGTACGGGCAACGGCTGTGACTGCTGCTGAATCTACATTAAGTGTTGGTGCATCTTACGTTAAGTTTGGTTTACGTTTAGAAGGCACTGTATACCCATCTTAAAACAATTAAGGCGGCTTTTTGGAGTCGCCTTTTTTAGAGTTATTTAAAATGTCTTTATTGATTAGCGAATCAGGCAGCGAACCAATCACAACAGCCGAAGCGAAAGCATGGGCAAAGGTTGAAAACAGCGATGAAGATAGTTTAATTAGCTCTTTGATTACGTCATGCAGACGTGAAATCGAATCATATACTAAAAACGTTTTACGACCTCAAGTTTGGCAAACTGTTTACCAATTCGAATATCCAAAAACAATCTTTTATTCACCACGTTTGCAAGCAAGTAGCGTGACTGTAACGATTGACGATGAAGCATATACTGACTTTACATTCAACGAGATTACAGGGCGATTAAAGATTAATAACGAATACAGATCAAGCAATGAAATTAGCATTACTTGGACTTGTACAACAATGCTTTATTCGTTAGCACCATTAAAACAAGCTCTTTTAGATTTAGTCACTTATCGTTTTTATAATCGCGGTACTTATGATTTACCGCAAAATGTGCGTACTGTTTTAGACCAATACCGAGTGTTTAATGTATGAATATCGGCGAATTAAAGCACCGTATCAGATTTGATCAAAATCAAAAAATAAGCGATGGTCAAGGTGGCTTTGATTCTAATTGGGTAGAGTTAGATAAATTATGGGCTAAAGCTGTCGAGCAATCACCGCGTGAGCGTTTCTATCGTGGCGAGGAGCAACATACACAAGGCTTTATTTTTACGATTAGGCAAAATCAAGCAATAACAATACCTGCAACGAGAGATAGTTCTAATTTACGAATAGTGCATCGTGGGCAAACGTTTCGCATAACAGGCATTAGCCAAGACAAATATGATTTAGACTTTTATAACATCACAGCCGAACTTTGGGGAGGCGTGGCGCAATGAAAATGAAAGGTGCGTTATTTTATTTACAAGCTGATATTAGCGGCAATTACACAACAATTGCAGCGATGCAAAGCAATAGCATGACAATTAATCAAGAAACTGTCGAGATCACAGACAAGTCAATGCTATTTCGTGAGTTATTAGAAAATGCAGGCATTGGCAGTGTAAGCACAAAGGCTCAAGGCATTGTTAGCGATTCAGCAAGTTATCAATTTATCAAAGATTCCGTTATTAGCGGAGCAATCATTAACTGCAAGTTATTATCAAACACAGGCGAAGTTTATAGCGGGGGTTTTTTAATTACATCGTTTGAATCATCTGGCGAATATAACAAAGCCGAGCTTGTTGCAATTACGCTTGAATCATCGGGGACTTTCATTATTAATGAATTTAGGCGGCTAGAGGATGGCGGTTTTAGATTATTAGAAGATGGCAGTCGTAGAATGTTGGAGGCTGCATAATGAGCGTTACTATTGGCCAACAGTTGAGCGATATTTTGCGCAGAAAAGTAGAGGGCGCATTAGTAATTAGTGGTGAAATGGTTGCTGATAGGGTAAGAAAAAATATAAATAAATCACCACGCGGAGGCAGAACATACGTTAAAACCAATGCGAGCGGAAACACAAGGATTCACAAAGCATCTGCACCAGGTGAAAGCCCTGCAAC